GAGACCGTGACTTCTTCATTTTCCGACTTGTCAAACTCTACGCCTAAACTTTAACATTTCTAATCTTCAATTTTAACAAATGCACCGGCTTTTCGGCTTGACCCCAAAAAGAAGGCCCTGTACTGTTGAATAGTACAGAGCCTTGAGAATGATTTCTTAATAATCCTTAAAAAATCATAGCGGGATGTTAATAATCGAGCATTTCATCCCTTTTGATCTGTTCGACAGACGGAATTTTGTGCCTGCCGTCTGCTCCGATCTGCTGAATCATTTGAAAGGCCATATTTGGCTTTATCTCGGGCATTGTGTCTGTTGTGGTGATTTCGAGTTCGTTGCCGGTCTTTCTGGCCAATATGTATTCATCTGAATTTTTGGTGGCATTGAATGAACGGACTATCAGGAGTTCTTCATCCTGAACCTTCAAATAATCCCATAGCTGTTGGATTTTGATTTTGATGTTCATACTATACTGCTTTAATCAATTATAATTCCAATGTCTCTGCAAAACAATTAGAACATAGGCCGTTTGTCCTTTCGTAGCATTTCTTGGTGATACGGGTGCCACATTTGCTACAGAATATCAGAGACTCATTCCTGCCGTGGAGAATCTGACTCAGAACCTTTTGGCTGATGTTGTACTCTCGCCTAAGCGCTTTCTGCACCTCCGGGAAATTATAGCTCTTGTCCTGGTGTTCCAGCCAATGCAATCCACTTGTTAGCCTTTCATAGTCCGCACGGATTAAGAGATTGCGGATATAGACGGCATTAAGCAGACGCTGGGCGTTTAACCTCTCCAGCATTGCAAGCTCTATGCCCAGTAGATCGCTCGCTTTCTCCAAATCCTTGGGGCGCAGAATCATTTGAACTGTATCAGCCAGCCCCATATCATTCTGCTTTTTGGAGCGAGATTGTCAGCACCGGCTTGTATTTCTCATCAGGTTGGATGCTGAAGAAATAGTCTGACAGGAGGTTCAGCATCACGCGGTTGCTGTCCTCGTGAGACATATTCTCCCAGTCCAGGCCCATCTCGTCGGAGATTGCCTTTGCAGATTCATAGAAGGGGCTGTCGGATGGGATTTCATTGATATCCTGAGGGGCGTCATCGCCAAAGAGGTACTTTGAAAGTTCAAAATAATCTCCTACGGCTTTTTGGGATTGTTCAAGAAGTTCTTTCTTGGTTGCCATAATCGGTATTGTTTGTTATGACACTGCTTTCATCAATTGGATTCAAAGCGCAAATCGCAGTGAATGACATCGCAGACGGCAAGAAGCGTTTTGATTGACAATGGAGTGACGTATTTTTTGCCTTTGGGATTGGCTTTTATCTTCTCCAGGTCTTTCTCATCAAGAGACTTTGGGGCCGTGTAATGGACGGCTGTTTTCCGATAGACCAACTTGTAATCCACGCTGTATCGCCTCATCAGTATATCAAGAACCTTATGGATGTCCAGCACTGATTCAGGGTGGAAACAATCTTCCGTCACCAAATCGTGCATCACCAATTTCAGGCCCATGTCCTGACAATAGGTGATGAGATTGGATGCCGGGTAATTGCTCCGACCCTCTTTAATGGACTTGACAGCATAGGAGGAAAGACTACCAGTATAGTCTTTCTCTTGGCCAGCAGTCTTGATTCTTTCTGCGATTTGCTCCTGAGTCATCTATGGATGGTTCGTTTGATTGTGTTGACGATTCTGATGACATTGCCTTTGACAGATTCATAATCGAATTTGTCGGAATCCTGACAGTCTGCCGCCATCAGTTCCAAATCATCAGCCGCCGTATTTAAGTCAGATATGTTTTCGTTCATATCATCATTAGCGGTTGACCATTGGAATGATTCGGGCCGGTTGTCAAGAGCCTCTTCTTCTTCATCGGCAAGCCTACGAAGTTCGACTTGCGATTTCTCTATGAGTGGAAGAGCGACAGCAATGTCGGTTACGTTTTTCAACTTATCCAAGTCATCCAGTACGCAGTGGAGGTGGGTTCTTCTTCTCTTATTCATGCTGTGTCAGTCTTAGATGAGTTGAAAGACAATGCAAATTTACAAAATTTTTTACTGTATTTCAACTCAAATATTTTTGTGAAAAGATTGTCTTGGCGTGAATATCAGAGAATAAGCTCTTTGGCATAGGGCAGCGTCTTTATCCATTCGCAGAAATCGCGCCATTCTGGAAGGCGATGATTCCGACGTTGGAGATAGATGGTTCTTAGCTGCTCATAGTTGGTAGACACTCGCATGAAAAGCATGATGCCCATAGGACAGTTTGAGAGAACGGTCATAAAGTTCTCTTCTGACGGATCCTCATTGTATCGGGCCACCAGTTGTTTCATCTGCTCTATGGTCTGAGCCGTTACCCACTGATTGCAGCACCGGTCAAAGTCCATCTGCATTATGCGGTGCATCTTGGATGATGATGTCACGATGTCGAACCAATGGTAGCGCTGCATCTCAGGCGAGATGTAGTTGGGATATTCGATGTCGAAGCTGACGCGGATGCCGGTTCTGAAATTGGCGTGGCATTTAACCTCGCCCTTGGAAGCATTGCACAGTTTGATGGCGCGTTCCAGGCTTTTCTAAAACTCCTCTTCGGTATAATCCGGAGGCTCCAGGCGCATCGCATTGCGACAGGCTATGACCGATTCTTCCAGGTCATACACTCTTACATTGCTGATTTTCATTTTGATGTTTGGATTTTATGAATAATAGAGACTGATGAGCCTCATAGTTTATTAACGGAAGTTAATTTTGCATCACCATCGGTCTTTCGGGTCCCAACCACAGCATATCGCAATCAAGCCGACAACAAATCCGAGCGGTACAAGGGAAAACAGCCCCCAGATTATTTTCCAAAAGAATGATGGTTCTTCGATTACGAGGAAGCCGCCGCAGAAGTAATACCATACCCAGCCAAGCACATAGAGCAGCCCGATACCGAGCAATGTTATTCCTATCCACATACAGGTTTGCCAGCCACGGCGACCCGCTTTCTTTTCTTCTTCAGTCTCGGCATTGTTCTCCATTGAAACAAAGATGTTAACAAAAATTGCGAGCAGCATGTATACTGCAAATATTATCCAGCCCATTATGTCAAATTTTCATAGATACATTTCATACAGAGTTCACCAATGGTTTCAGATTCCAATCTGGCGATCATATCCGGGTCTTCATAGTTGTTCCACTCGCGGAAAATGCGGAGGGATTTTCGCTTTCCGAGGTAAGTGCCGAAACACTCAAGCTGGTAAGGTTTCATCTTGAATGAGATTGTAGCCCTGTTCCCCTGATGGTCTGTCCAGAATATCCGTTTGCTCTGTAAGAACATCACAGTGCTGAATGGAATAGTGTCAATGGGCAATCCCATCTTCTTTAGCATTTTTCGGCCCTCGCCATTCTCCCCGAAGAACCCCTTGTTAAATTCTTGGATAAGAAAGCCTTTGATTTTTACTTGGTCATTGATAACTTTTCTTTTCATTATTGATATTGATGATAATCACTGCTGTCATCAATCTTGGTTATGCGCCCCTCCTTCCTCTTGAGGTAGGATTGGCGTATGGGTTTCGAGGTCAAAGAAGCAGATGCTTTCAGCATAATCCTCGGGGTTGTCTGCTGATGCTAATGATGCCGCGTCTATCCAGCCGGTTTGCTTGACGTCGTTGTAAACGATATAGAAGCAGACCTCGACATATTGCGAGTCGGTTTCCATTTTGCTTCTGTCAAGCTCCACATAGCAGAGAATGACAAGAAAATCGCAACTGTCATCTTCTTCACTTAGATAGCCCGGAACAAAATCCGCATTATCCAAATCATCGTCATCTGCAAACTCGACACACTGCACATTGGGTATATGCTTCAGTTGGCGCATCAGATTTTCGACTGACTTAGCACCTTCTATCTCTTTTTGAATGGAGACTTTGATGCGGTCAAATTGATCTGCATCAAAGTTTCGCTGGAATAGTGTAGGCGGGGCACTCATACATTTCTATTTTTGAATTTGGTTCTGCAAATTTAAGATGAAAAAGTGAAACATCCAAATATTTTCGGTGTTTCACTTTATGAAAAATGTTAAACTTGATGTAATACATTGGTGATGTGATATTTACAAACACTGATATGTTTCACTTTTTGGAGCATGTAAAAAAATAAAGGAGTATTTGGCAATTCCAAGCACTCCTTTATATATTGTAGGATTGTAATTAAACTGTTCCAGTGTGGCCGAAGCCATGCGCTCCGCGACTTGTTTCTGAGACCTCCGAAGTGATCTCAAATAGTTCGCTGTGATATGAAGAGATAACCATCTGTGCAACGCGGGAGCCTTTTTTGATGATGAACGGGGTGGCCTCATAGCTTTTGATAATAACACCTACATTGCCCCTGTAGCTCTCGTCTATTGTCCCAAGAAGTACATCGGCATCATATCTACATGATGTATTGGTGTCAGCGGAGGGGCAACCCTCCATCCCTTTGAGTGAGAATCCGCTCCTGGGGCGAATCTGGGCTTCAGTGCCCGGATTCAGTTCTATCACGATGTCAAGGGGCAGAAGATTTCGGCCCGGCTTGATAGTGGTGTCACATGGGGCATACAGGTCATAACCCGCAGCCCCGCTTTCAGCTCTTGTCGGCACTTTTGCGCCTTCGGATAGCAGTTTGATTTTCATTGATTATTCTTTCTTGTTATTTTGAAGAGTTAAATATTCGCTTTCCAGCATCACCGATCCTTTCAGCATTTTGCGTGTACCGTATATCTTGCGGTCTTCTCCGATTTCTGCATCGAACTCAAATAGAGAGAGCTTGCCGATGTCATCAGGTTCAATCTGAATGTCCGGCGGCACCACTCTCCAGTATCGTTTATTAACCGAAATGATATCACCATAAGCCGCTTTGATAAGCGACTGGCGGATAGCACCTGTCAATGCAGCAGCCTCACTGATGGATTTGAATATTGCTACCAGCATATACTGGCTGTCAAACGCCACTATAGTAGTCGGGGTATTGTTAATCTCCTGTTGTGTCATTCTGTCGTTCTTTGATTATCTCGTTGAGGACATCCGAAGGGAGACGATGAACCGCCATGCTGTAGACAAAGCCACTGCTGTATGCAACACCATCAGAAATTGCATCTGATACAAGAGCGTTGAAATACCCAAGTAATTCCGGGTTAGCAAAGGCGAGGCATAGGAACACTAATTCTGATGCAATGAGAATATGGCCATCAGTATTTTGATAGAACAGGTCTGATGTTTTTCTTCCCGATTGCTTGGCCAGAGGTTCTATGAAATGCCTGTTCAGGCGCATAAACACCTTGTAGTCGGATGCCTGAAGTTTGTTCTCTTCGATATAGGCCGTGTAGTCAAAGACAGCCTTGTCCTCTGACAGAACCCCGAAATATAATCCGGGGATGTCAGGGAGCAAAGCGTCTTTGACTTCAACGCCATTATTGAGAATGGTTGTCTTGTAGTCCATTATCCCAGCTTGGTGTTGAACACGTCCATGATTTTGGTCTCTGAGATTGAAACAATCTCAAAATCGGCCATTGTGCCTTTCATCCCATCGAGAAAGTTTTCGAGGGCGTTTCTAAAATCCACGGCCTGCACCATGAAATATGAGTTGGCACGCTTCTCGCAGGCGGTTTTCTCGTCGATGGTGATGAAAGCTGCCACGACCTTGTACCATCGGTCTCCGTTTTCATTGCGGAATATTTCACCGATGTTCGATTTCTTAACAGCAGACACCGTGAAGTCACCACTGATGTAGGGTGTCATTTCTTCGGTGATTCTTGCCTCCGCTTCGGTGAAAGAGAGTGCGTCGACGAGATACGGTTCCGTTACCTTTTTGATTTGACCATTTTCCGCCATTTTCTCATAGCGTAATTTGGTCTCGATCCATAAAGCCATTGTCTTTATTTGTTTTGATTATTGAATGAAGTTATTTGATGTCATCAAGGATGATGTACATAGCATGGTCCGGGATCTTGCACGGATCTACCGGTTTGAGATTCTTAATCAGGTCCCAGCCGATGTCTGAATAGCGTTTGAATTGGTAGGTGTCGTAATTGACCCCTATCTTGACACAAACATTGCAGTCATCACTGGGTGGATTCAATTTGAGATTCTTCCAGTTTGTCATTATTCGTTGCTTTTGAAATGTTCCATTATATAATAGTATTGGGTGTATAGTATATAGGGGTAAAGTGAAACATAATATGGGGTAATTGGCTGACTGTCAGATGTAATAAATTTTTAATTTTTATATTTGACTGCATATTTTGAATTAAGTCGGTGTTCAGCATTTTCTATGGATAGTATGCAGTATTGCTATTATTAGGAAAGCAATAACCATGCGCAAACGAACAGAAAAGAACTCCAATGGTAACTTCTTCGCTGAAGAGGCGTTAATCACCAGTTACAATATTGTAAAGAAGACCATTCAAGAATACACTGATGAACTTCTTAGGCGATGTCATTACAAGAGTATCGTCAGCCAGGTGGAGGATGGCACCATTATGGATGACCGTTCACGGTTGATTGACCAATATGAGGCTTGCTATATTCAAAATTCTCATCTTCAGGGTACTCTCATCACATTGTTCTCCCAGCTTATTGGCAAGCGATACATGCTGGCCAAAGAGAGTGCTGATGGTAAATGGGTGCGCGACCCTGAACAGTCCAAGATATGCCAAGGCTCTCAGTTTGAGAAAATCATCAGGGCTATCATCGAGGCAAAATTTTATGGCTACTCTTTGATTGAGATTATGCCGGAAATTGACCCGGAAACAGGGCTATTGAGAGAGGTCAACAGCATTGAGCGTCGCAACGTACTTCCTGACCAGCGCCGTGTTATCCAGCGTTGGGGTCAATGGAGTCCGGGCTGGAATTTGGACGATGAGCAGTATCGACACAACTATATTCTTGTCAACAGTGGCGATTTCGGCATATTTGCCGCAACAACTCCTAATATCCTTGCTCAAAAGTACACATTGAGCAACTGGGTCAATTTTAGCCATACCTATGGCCAGCCAATCATTCATGGCAAAACCGGGGCTGAAGACAATGATTCCCGCATAAGACTGGCAAGGAAGATTGCATCGGCGGCTCAGAACAAGGTTCTTGTCACAGGCAAAGAAGATGAGATTGACATCAAGGCATTTACGATGTCGAACTCTGAGAAGATTTATGAATCACTGGTAGAGCATGTCAACAAGGAGAACGACAGCCTCATACTTGGTTCTGAATCTATGGCCGGCGGTACGCAGTCTTATGTCGGCTCAACCAAAGCCCACGAAAACATATATCGCCAGAGGATTCTGTCTTACCGAACCTATGTCGAGAATGTGATGAATGAGCAGATTCTCCCGGTATTGAGATATTGGGGGATTATTACTGGTGATGTCTACTTCAGATACATGAACAAGGTTGAGATGTCAGATGAGAACAAAATCAAACTCTTTGATGTGCTCACCAACAAGTATGAGATTGCCCCGGAGGAAATCAACAAGGAATGGGGTATTGAAGTCGGACGTCAGCGCAATTTTGAAGTCGGCTCAAACGGATCATCATCAGTTGATGGTGATTATGATGGCGATGATGATGGTCATCGAATGAGCGATGAAGAATATTACAAACGCTACGGACATCACCGTGACAGCATAAATTTTCTGTCAGAGGTGCATTAAAGGGCGGATGCACCTCAAATCTGTGCAAGGGGGTGAAAGCCGCCATGACAGAGGAACAGAAAGCCCGGCATGACAGTGAATATCAGTCACTGTTAGCGTTATTTGTCTCATTGTTATCCTCACTATCCAGCGATTCTAAGGAGGATGCACTATTTGCCTTGTCAGAATTAAGAACTGAGTTTGCCTTCAATTATGTGTTGGATGGACTGGGCATTGATTTTGATGAGGCGATGATGCTTCTACAAAATCCGGATGACCCTAATACCACCCAAAGCGATAAAGAGAAGCGAGACAGACTGGTTGCCGCCATCAGAAACCTTATAGATTTCTCTGTCTGTGAGGAATATCAACTTTATGATGAGGTTTCTGACTTGATTGGAGACGGAGATATTGATGTCAATTCTGACGAATATGAAGAGCTGCTGGCGCTCTGTGAGAAATACAACGACAACTATGCTGCCGTCGAAAACTCCGACATCCAATATGCCGGAGTAATGGCTGCTTTATGGTTGAAGATGTCAGCTAATGATTATCTGGTGTATTGGACACAGAACGATATGAAGGTTCGCCCCTGGCACATGGCTCTTCAGGGCTATGCCGCGCCACGAGATGAGTTCCCTTCCTGGATGATTCCTCCCATCGAATATAACTGCCGATGCTTCCTTGAATCACTTGAAATCGGTTCTGTTGCCGGTCAACTCAAAAATGTGATTGGGTCAGCTAAAACGGTTGAAAAGCCAAAACAACTGAACGATGTGTATAGCGAATCTCTCGCCAAATGTGGCAGAATATTCGGGCCGTCGCACAATTATTTTATCGTGAAGGAATCCGATAAAGAGATGCTTCAAGGATTTGTTAAACGCCTGAGAGAGAAATACTATGTCTAAGCCAAAGTTTGACCCAAGTAAGTTTTCCACCTCTTTTGGAATTCTATACTATGACAACAAAATACCCACTTCATACCGAATGAAACAATACAATCGGTATGTGAAAGGTGGTGCCCGTTCTCGTGTTTCATCCGTATCGAAGCAATATGGAAAATACTTCAGTTCAGGC